TTGTTCCCTTTTTTCCCGAAAATGGAAAGATTGTGCATTATGAGGAGTAATTGTGGATAATCTGAAAAAGTCGGGCGAGATCGTAAGGCTTCGGGCGGCTTCGGATTTAGGAGGTGTGACAACTCCGCGAATTCATACGCCTTTAAATGATTTAGGCTCAAAAGGTGAGGAATTTATACAATTCTGCGAGCGCATAGGCCATCCGCTCTTGCCCTGGCAACAATGGTTGGCCCATCACTCGTTAAAAGTGTATGAAGATGGAACTTGGTGTCATCCAATAATTGGATGCATCCTGGCTAGGCAGAATGGCAAAAGCACATTTATGGCACTTCAAATCTTATGGCGCATTTATGATTTAGGCGAAAAACTGCAAGTGCATACTGCCCACAAACTAACAACCTCATCAGAAATCTTTTACAAAATTGACACAATGATTCAGCAAGTTCCAGAGTTAAAAAAGGAATTTGTTAAAAAGTTGGAAAGTAAAGGATTCCAGGAATTACTATTTACAGAGGGTCGAAGATACATAGTCCGGGCCAATAACTCGGCAGGTCGAGGAATTGCTGCACCATCTAGCATCCATTTGGATGAGGTTAGAGAATATCGAGATGAGGAAGTTTGGGCTGCCTTGCGTTATACCCAAATGGCTAGTCCAAATCCTCAAACTTGGATTTATAGCAATATGGGCGACAAATCGGCGATTGTGTTAAACAAACTAAGAGATCGCGCAATTGCTGCAAGTCAAGGCGTAAAAGATTCAATCGGTTGGTTTGAATGGTCAGCGCCGCCTGATATTAAGTTTGATGGTAGCGCAAAATTTTGGATGGGTGTTGCGCAGGCTAATCCTTCTCTTGGCTATACAATCAGCCCTCGCAATATCGAAGCGGTCTTGTCAGACCCTGAAGATATTGTTAAAACAGAGGTTTTGTGTATCCAGGTTGATACTATAAATCCGGTCGTAAATCCTTCACTTTGGGAGCAGTGTCGGGTTTCTGGGATGCGACTTGATCCGTCTAGTGATACCTGGCTGGCAGTTGATCTCTCTCCGGACCGAAGGCAAGGGGCGCTAATTGCAGCGCAACGCCTGGAGGGAGATCGCTTTCAGGTTCAATTGTTGCAAACTTGGAGCAACTCAATAAATCTTGATGATAAAGCAATTGCAAATGACATTGCCGATTGGGTTAGAAAATACCCGGTTCAATTAGTTGCCTATTCAGCGCGAACCGCATCGGCGGTTGCTGCAAGATTAAAACCTGCTGGCATACAGATTGAGGCAGTGGATGGTCAAGATTATGCACAATCTTGCGATGAGTTTCTAGGTGCTATTGGTAGCCAACGCCTTGCGCACTCAGATCAACAGGAATTAACAACCCAATGTCTTAGCGCCGTTAAATTGCCGTATGGGGATGGCGGTTGGGTTATGGGCCGAAAAGTAAGCAACGCGACCATCTGCGCGGCTATCGCATCTGCCCTTGCAACCCACTATGCAACTCGCCCGGCAACTGAGATAGATATAATTGCCTCATAAGCCTTTAAGCGGTAAAATGCGACATAATGGGCGCAATCCAAGATTTCTTTTTTCCAAAAGTCACTGCACAGAAACCTGAAAAGGTTAGTGATGTGACTGCCGCTTTAACGCCTATACAAATAACAGATTCGGTCTATAACATTCTTGGCGGTTCAACAAATTCAACTAGACAACTGGCAATGTCGGTTCCAGCAGTTGCTAGAGCAAGAGGAATTATTTGCGGAACTATTGGTTCATTACCTTTAACAACTTTTAATCGCATTACTGGACAGTATGTAGATCCGCAACGCGTTATTAATCAACCTGACCCAAGAGTTGCAGGTTTTGTTATTTATTGCTGGCTCGCCGAAGATATTTGGTTATTTGGCGCAGGTTATGGTCAGGTTTTAGATATGTATGCCGCAACAGATGGCGGTCGAGTAAGAGCCTGGACCAGAATTAGTCCAGAGAGGGTCACTGTTGATACTGATCCGCGCAACACAGAAATTAGAGGATATAAAGTAGACGGCAAAGCAGTTCCTTTAAATGGCGTTGGTTCATTAATAAGATTCGATGGACCAGATGAAGGTTTGTTGCATCGCGCAGGCAAAACAATCGCAGCAGCAGTTTATTTAGAAAACGCAGCAGTTAATTATGCAAAAGAACCTGCTCCATCAATGATTCTTAAAAGCAATGGAACAAATTTAACATCTGAAAGAATTTCTGCATTGTTAGCGGCCTGGAAATCTGCAAGACAATCTCGCTCGACTGCATTTTTAAATGCTGATGTTGATTTAAAAGAATTTGGTTTTGATCCTAAGTCATTACAACTAGCAGAGGCAAGACAATATGTGGCTTTAGAATTAGCCCGGGCTTGCGGTATTCCTGCATACTTCTTGAGCGCCGAATCAACTTCAATGACATATTCAAATGCGGTTTCAGAGCGGCGCTCATTAGTTGATTTCTCACTTCGCCCAATACTAAAAGCGATTGAGGAGCGTTTGTCACTTCCGGATTTCCTACCAAATCCAGTGATGGCGCGTTTTAGCCTTGATGACTTCTTGCGCGGTAATGCGCTAGAAAGAGCGCAAGTTTATGAAATACTGAACCGCATTGGCGCAATGAGCGTTGAGCAAATCCAGCGAGAGGAAGATTTAATTCCAAATGAAAATTAATATGCCAATGGTTGTCACCGCAGCCGATACGATTAAAAGAACAATAAGTGGCAACATTGTGACCTGGAACGAAAAAGGCAACACATCGGTTGGCCCAACTGTTTTTGCAACGGATAGCATCGAGATAAAGCCTGTTAAGTTGCTTCTTGAACACGACCGCACTCGCCCAATTGGTAAAATGATTTCTCACCAAGTGACAAAGACTGGCATTGAAGCAACCTTCAAAATTGCTAACACAATGGCCGGAGAAGATGCACTTGTTGAGGCAACTGAAGGTTTGCGCGATGGCTTTTCCGTTGGCGCACAAATAAACGAATGGACAAACAATAAAGGGATTATGCAAATAACCTCAGCAACTCTAGATGAGGTTTCCCTTGTCACTGATCCAGCAATTGATTCTGCTCGCGTTAGCGAAGTAGCAGCATCCGAAAATGAAGCACCAAAAGAAGATTCTGATTTGGCAACCGCTAATTCAGACAATACAACCGAAGGAGAACAAGTGTCTGACACTACCGCTCCTGCTCCTGCCGTAGAAGAAGCGGTAGAAGCAGCCAAAGTAGAAGCAGCGGCTCCAAAGCCAGCCTTCTACACCGCACCTCGCCTAGAATTCACTAAGGCGAAGTATCTAGAATCATCCGTTCGCGCTCTACTAGGTGATGACAATGCTCGCGCTTATGTTCGCGCAGCAGATGACAACACAACAAACAATGCCGGTTTAAATCCTACTCGCCAGTTAACAGAGGTAATCAACAATCTATCCGATGGAGATCGCGGTTTTGTTGATGCACTTTCAAAGGGCGTTTTGCCTGATGCTGGTATGTCCTTCGAGATTCCTCGAATGACTGCTGTTCCAACAGTTGAGGAAGTTGCCGAAGAAGGCGCAATTCCTGAAACTGGAATGACAAACAATTACTTAAGCGTTCCTGTCAAGAAATTCGCAGGTGGCCAAGAATTTTCTGTTGAGTTGCTCGACAGATCTTCGCCCCTCTTTTTTGATTTGTTGGTTTCTGAAATGGAAAAATCTTACCTTAAGGCAACAGATGAATTTGTGACTGCTGCTATTGCACTTTCAACAAACCCATTCGCTTATTCTGCAAACTCAGCAGCAGGCGTTGTTGCTTACACCGCAGGAACCGCAGCAGCAATCTATGAGAATTCTCTTGGATTTGCTCGCAACCTTGTTGTTTCACCAACACAGTGGGGCAATATTATGGGCTACAACGATCAGGGTCGCCCAATCTTTACTGCAAGCCAGCCACAAAATGCAGCAGGTGCGCTAAATCCTGGCAGCCTTCGCGGAACAGTCAATGGTCTAAATCTTTATGTTTCTAGATCAATTGGAACTGTTGCAAACACATCTGACAATGGATTGGCATCAATCTTCACAGTCAATCCAGATGCTTTCACCTGGTTTGAATCATCTCGCTTCCGTCTAGAAACTGCGATGATTGCAAATGGTCAAATCAAAGTGGCCTATTATGGCTACGGAGCATTGGCGCAGAAAATTGTTGCCGGTATCCGTCACAACAACACTGTTGGCGCTTAGTCAATAAATAAAAGTGAGGGCCGGTCCGCTCCCGAGCCGGCCCCTCACCCCTTAGATTGAAAGGATAAGAAATGCCTACAATTGTCACCGCTAGTCAGTTGCGCGCAGTTTTAGGCGTTTCTTCATCCTTGTATAACGATGCTTATTTAGATGACATTATTGATTCTTGCGAATCTATTTTGCTTCCTATGCTGGTCACTTACAAATCGCCAATCGCTCAAGTCAAACGCGAAAATGGCGTTGCAACTTTTACAACTCAAGGCGATCACCCTTTTAGCATTGGCCAATCTGTTGTCATAACCGGCGTTAATGCGACTTTTAATGGCACACACACAATCACCGCCGTTGGTCCGGAGTTTTTCTACAATTTTCCAAGTTTTCCAAATGTTGTGGCAGTAGATGTTTCATTGCTTAACCTAGAATTTTCTGTTGATCTTGCTGGAGCCGATGTCACTAAATTTAATGTCATTCCTGCCGGCACTGCTGCCCTTAGTGGCGCATCAACTTATGTTGGCAACTCAGCCGTTGAATCTGCGGTCCTTTCAGTTTGTGTTCAAATTTTTCAAAATAGAACTGCCGGTGGAGGAGCAATTGAAGGCGTTGATTTCACAGTGACACCTTTTAGGATGTCGCGCGGATTGCTTTCATCTGTCGCCGGACTTCTCGGCCCTTATCTCGATGTTGAAACGATGGCTCAATAATGCCAGAAATCGCCGACACTAGACAAGCAATTAAAACTGCTATTTCCGCAGTTGCAGCCAATGTTTATGATTTTGTGCCCGAAACGCCTCAAGTGCCTTTTGCTGCCGTTGTTCCAGGATCACCTTATTGGGAATTTGAAACAATCGGCAAGACAACTTTTAGATGTAAATTAAATTTTTTGATTTCAGTAGGTGTTGCCTATTTTTCTAACTCAGCCGCATTAGGCAATTTGGAGGTCTTGACAAAATCCATTGTCCAGGCACTACCAAGCGGCTATGAACTTTCGGTGGTCGAATCGCCCGTTGTTAATACAGTGGGAACAAATACGATTTTGACCAACGATATACGCTTGAGCATCCGCTACGAGCAAACCGCATAGGAGATGAAATGCCAACAACAATAATCACCGGGCGCGATGTGAGTTTAACCTTAAATGGCTCCTCATACGATGCCCAAGCAACATCCGCAGTGCTTTCAAACGAACACACCATTGAAACTTATCAAACCCTAGATGGTCGCGCATATAAAGCCATTGATGATCAATGGACTTTCACACTTGAACTTCTTGCTGATTGGGGAGCAGCCAGTTCACTATTTGAAGCAATGTGGGGCGAAGCAGAAAATTACACAAATAGCACTGTTTCAGTTTCTTTAACTGCGGCAACAGGTGCAGTTTTTGCATTTAATGTTTTGCCAATTTATCCATCTGTTGGAGGTGCTGCACCAGGGGCACAAACCGACACTTGGACTTTTACAGTCATCGGAAAGCCAACGGAAACCTTTAGTTAAGATCGGAGCATCGGGAGATGAAATTACCAATAACAATTGAATACAACTCGGGCGAGAGTGCAACCTATATTGCGCAACCGCCCGAGTGGGCCAAGTGGGAAAAACAAACTGGTCACACTTTGTCGAAAGCGCAAGAGGTCATCGGCATTTGGGATTTAATGTTTTTAGCCTATAACGCGCACAAACGCGAGGCAGCCGGAAAGCCAGTTAAGCCTTTTGACATTTGGATGGAAACAGTCGCAGATGTTTCAACGGGGTTATCTGACCCAAAAGCCATAAGCCCGGAAGCATCCGCAGAACTCTAGTTGAGTTGGCAATCCGGACTGGCATCCCAATGCAATACTGGGATGATGCGGATGACATTGCAACTGCTGCGGAGATTTTGGAGGATGAGTGACATACGAACAGGGGTTAGCCTATGATCGCCGGGAACTTGCCCAACTCATCAAAGCGTTCAAAGCAATGGATGCCGAGGCGACAAAGGTTGCTGCTGAAACTGGTTTTGAGTTGTCTAAATTTGTTTCTGGCGAAGTCAAAAGCGCAGGCTATTCGCGCTACATCAATCCAACCGCAGTCCGCAGAATCGTTGATGGCGTTTCAGTATCGAAGACCTCAAAGGTCGGCCAAGTGTCATACGGATTTGCGCGCCAGCGTTTCTCAGGTGGTGGCACAACAAGGCAACTTTGGCCTGGGTTTGAATTTGGTTCAAAAAGGTTTAAACAGTTTCCTACTTATTCAGGTAGATTTGGTAGAGGTGGGCGCGGCTGGTTTATATTCCCGACCCTTCGCAGACTTCAGCCTGAATTAGTGAGAAAATGGGAAGACAAATTTGCCGACATTTTAAAGATTTGGGGTAAGTAATGGCTGGAGATAGAACCCTTAAACTTAGCCTTTTAGCAGACACAAAGAACCTGATTGATGGCTTAAACAAAGGCCAAAAAGAAAGCCAGACATTTGGCGACAAAATTGACAACATTAATCGCAAGGTTGGTTTGGCTTTTGCTGCGATGGGCGCGGCTGCTACTGCAATGGCCGTTAAATTTACAAAGGATGCAATCGGCGCTGCTTCCGATATGGAAGAAACAGTTGCAAAAATAGGCGTTATTTTTGGTGATAGTGCAAAAGAAATTGATAAGTTTGCTGCAACTGCTGCAACTAATTTAGGTCAATCTAAACAACAGGCTTTAGATGCAGCCGCCAATTTTGCTATTTTTGGAAAAGCAGCCGGGCTTTCAGGTGAGGCTTTAGTTGATTTTTCTGTTGATTTTGTTGCTCTTGCATCTGATCTTGCTTCCTTTAATAACACAACGCCGGAAGATGCAATTAACGCTATTGGCGCTGCTCTACGCGGAGAAGCCGAACCTCTTAGGCGTTATGGTGTTTTGCTTAATGATGCAACTTTAAAAGCGGCTGCTCTTGAGTTGGGGATTTATTCTGGCACTGGCGCACTTACCGCACAACAAAAAGTTTTAGCGGCACAAAAGGTTATTTTAGAACAGACCAATCTTGCTCAAGGCGATTTTGCTAGAACATCTGATGGCTTGGCAAACTCACAAAGGCAAATTGCTGCATCTGTTGAAGATGCTAAAGCGCAACTTGGTGAGGCTTTATTGCCAGTGATCCAGCAACTAGCCAATTTCACAAAAGATGTCTTAGTTCCTGCCCTTTCATCATTTATTGCCGGATTGACAGGTAAGGGTGGCCTAAAAGAAGGATTTACAGAAACACAAAAAAGTGCTGAGCAATGGGGTATAAGAGCGCGCAAAGTTTTTGATGTCTTAGTTGATTTAAAAGAAGTTGCTATTGCAACCGCCGCAGTCTTAACAACAATCTTTGTGGTCAGCAAAATTCAAGCAGCAGTTGTTGCAACCATTGCATTGATTAACACTTTAATAAAGGCTTACAACGCACTAAAGGCATCAGCAATTGTTGCTGGTATTGCAAGCGCATTTGCGCTCAATCCTTTGCTTGGCGTTGGCGCAACTGCCGGTGCTGCTGCGGTGTTAGCAGCCGCAAATGCAATTGCAAGGCGCAGTGATACCAATGCGGTATCAACAAGCACTAGCGGAACAGGCAGCAACACAGTTCCGAGTTCAAGTTTGCCTAGCGGTTTTACTTCCGGAACATCTATTCCAAAACCTGCGCCTGCGCCTCAGATTACAGAAAGCGCGAGCGCAAGCGGCACAACTCGAACAACTAACGCACCTTCCGTTGCCTCTGCTCCCACAATTCTTCAACCGAGCGGCAACGCAATTCCAAGCACCTTTGATGTTGCAGCCGCAAGAGCCGGCGAAGAACAAGACCGGCCCATTGTTATTAATGTAAATGCACCATCGGTAATTGATGAAACGGGTTTCACTAGGGCAGTTCAACTTGCCATTCAAAACACACAACAACGCGGTGGAGGCGGTGGAGGCTTCGCCCAAATTCTATGACAGTTTTTACACCTGAATGGCGAGTAAAAACTGTCATAGAATTTGGGCGAAGCCTCCAC